AAGGCTAAAAGTTGAGCCTTGATAAACTTTCATATTGTATCTACCTGGTGTCATCTATTCCTCTATAATATAAGCGCCGTAACCGGCAGCAATTAAACTTGTGCGTTCTGCATCAGAAATCAAATTCTTGTGTCCACCCGGATAATAATAAAGAGCACTCTGAGTCTCATCAACACTTGGTGTACGAACACTATAATAGGACCCGTCAGTCCTCTGTAAAATACTATTTGCCCTAGTTAATTTGTAACGGTAAAACAATGCGCCACCACCGGCAGGGCCTTCTTCAACAGTAGGTGGTAAAAAATAATATGCCATTGTTCTCCTTAAAGGTGTAACCCCCACCGTTTCCAATGGGGGCTACAATTTTGCCTAAAACTAGGCGTTGTTGATGCTTGAGGTTGACTCAATGCGGAACAAGGCTGCTTCGCGGTAGCGAGCAAATCCAAGTACGCCGTACCATCCGATTGGACGGAAACGCATTAACTTATCGGTCACAGGACCAATCACTACGTGTGGTTCTTCAGCAACTGCTTCAGCCAATGCTTGCTTTCCAGCAAGAATTGTACGGAATACACGTGCGCTGTTTCCACCGTCTGTAGCGTTGTACATACGTGGGGATTCTACGAACATTGCACCTTCGTAAACACCGATAGACCCTGGCCATAGATTGCCAGCACCTGATTCGTTGTAAACGTGTGCTTCGCGCCATCCACCTGCGCCTGTTTCAGCACGTAAGTCGTGTGAAACTTCTGGATGTATTCCAACCCAGTATAGTTCACCAACACGTGGAACGGCTTTGTTTGCACGTAATTTAGCAATCGCTCTGCGAATGTTTGCAGAAGTGATTTGTGATGCTGCACCACCGGTAACACCAGTAGTTGTTGAGCCACCACCTGAGTAAATTACGTTTGAACCTTGACGTAGCACTGTTTGTGCGAATCCGTCAATAGAATCTGCCATATTGAATGCGATGATGTCAGCAATAGCTGGATCAACATCAGACAATGAGAACAGTTCTAATTTACGTGTTGCAATTGCAGCGTTACCGTATTCGTTAAGAGTTACGGTTACGTTGCTTGTGTTACCTAATGCTACTGAATCTGGATCTACAGTTTCAGTTAAAGTGCCGGTTACTGCCGATAGATCAGTGTATAACTGGAATACGACAGATGAACCTGGCATTGCTTGCTGTGCAGGACGCTTATCGGCAACGTCACGGATAAGTGGCATCGCACGAAGAGCAAATTCTACGTAGCGGTCATAAGCAGTCTGTACCAAGGAAGTTCCAAGGGACGCGGTGCTAGTGCTAGTATAATTTTCTGTAGGCAATTTAGTTCACCTCTTTCAAGGTTGATAGTAGTTGCGGTTTATCGCCCGAGAGATTGACCGAAAAGAAGTTGGTCAAGTTCATCTTTGGTCTTCGCAGCCATAACCTTTTGGTGTTGCGTTTGCTCACCTGAAGGGTTTTGTGCTGTTGAAGTCACATTGTTGATACGTTGATTATCTCTTACGGTTTCTTCATCTACAGACGGTTGAACAGGTTCAGCCTGTTTAATACCGAACACATCACTGTATTCGTTTAACCAAGCATCAATCTGTTCAGGTGTGTCCACATCACTAGGAATAAGTTTCGCTAGTTTATCTGGTACACCTTTTGAGGCCAATACATCCTTAACGGAACGAGAACGCATATCGGAACGCAGTTTGTTCAGTTCAGCCTCAATGGCTTCACGTTCCTTTTGTGCTTTCCTTAATGCTTTGCGAAGTTCGGCTGGGCCGTTATCTTGCTCTTCTGTTTCGTCTTCGTATTCGTATTGGTTGGCCATTGCAGCCACTCCCTTTCATTAAGTTGTCGTACACCACATACACAAACAGGGGAATCTGTGTTGGCTTGTACTACCGGGCTTCGGTTACGCTTCTAAGTGCCGGTGCGCTTAGCAGGTTTTTAAATCTGGCCTGACATACCGCGTGATAGAGAGCCTCTACCTACGCCTGATTGGCCAGCAAATCTTGATTGCTCAATTTCAGCAAGACGTTGAATCCTTTGTTTATAATCAGCAGAAGATTCTCCACCAAACACTGCAGTAGTTGTTTCTTCCAAACCAACAGGTTTAACACCAGCAGTTATTTGTGAAAGTTTCTCAGCAGTAGGTAAAATTTGTGCCACTTGTTCAAAGCCTTGACGGGCTTGTTCTTGAGATACACCAAGTTGACCAGTGAATCTTTCAGCCATAGGAGCAGCAACTTGAATACCTTGACGTGCAGCCTCAGCACCAAACTGTGCAGCCTTCTGTTGACGTGTAATAGCAGGCAAAGCACGCTCAGGGTCAAGAGTATAAGCAATCATATCGCCAGTATTTAGACCATAAAATCTACGCAAAGAGTCAGTATAAAACGGGTCAGCGTTTTGTAAAGATTGATTAGCAATACTTACACGTTCTTGAAGTTCAGTAGGAGAAACATCTGCACCAATGAATTTACCAAAATCATCAGGTTGGTCATAAAAACCTGCAGGAAGTTCAGCATCACGCATAATTTTTTTATAAGACGCTTCAACGGAAAGATATTCAGCAGGATTTAAAACAGGTAAACCAGCCTTACGTCTACTCTCATTACCAATAAAACGTTGTTTATATTCAGGGGTTTCTTGAAGTTTAAGGGTAACAGTATCAGGAGAATAACCCATTTGAATAAATTCAGTAATCTTAGGTGCAAGAGAATCAAGACCATAGTTACTAAAAATTAATCTAAGTTGCTCAATCCAATCAGTTTTTTCTGAAATACCTGTTGAAACAGTAGCGGTAGGAATTTTAATTTGTGCAACTGCTGCTGCAGTTGCGGCATCAACACGTGCTTGTTCTGCTGCTGTAAAAGCATTACGCCCACCTACAGGTGCATTACCTCTAATTCTTACATCCGCTGCTCTGTCAGTAGCCATTTATGACACCAATCCAAAATCTTGAAGAACCTTACGTGAAGCAGACATCATAGACTCTTGAGCATTCTTCGTATAACGCCAACGTGGGTCCTGACGTAATTGTTGTTGAAATTCCCACAAAGGTTTTTGCTTAGGAGTACCATCAGCATCCAAACCAGTCAAAGCCTGATTAATATAAAAATCATCCAAAGTAATAGTATCAGAACCTACCTCTAAAAGTTGAGCCATAGATTCAATATAAGGAGAAGCAAGGTCACGAACATTACGACCAGCATCAATCTGCTTGGCCAAAGTAGGATACTTAGATTTAGCCAACTCTTTAATAGAAACATCATAAGTATCTTCGGCTTCTTTACCTGACAAAATACTTGCTACAGAATTTTTATACCAATCTTCACCATACTGAATACCATAAGCAGAAGCCAACTCACGAAGTTTGCCATAAGTATTACCAGCAGCACCTTTAGTAAAATCAATTTCACCTTGGCGAACAATTTCATAAGGAAGAACAGTAGCGCTAATATCACCTCTAGCATAAGCATTTGCTAAAGAATTAACTTTAGCATCATCAAGAGTTACACCGAGTTGACTAGCAGAAATCCTTATAGCATCTTTAGAAGATTTAATTTGTTTAGCAGAAACACCACCGCCATCACCCGCTGCACCACCAACAGATGCTGGGTTAATAACAGCATCTTCCCAAGAAACTTGGGTTTTATCTGTAGTAACTTCAGGGTTAGAACGAACATAGTTTTCGTAAGAGGCTTTCTTAGCATCAGCAAATATTTTACTTGCTAAAGCAGCATTCATTTTACCAGTTTGATTTACACCATATTTGGCTTGATATTGTTTAACTTTTTCTGGAGGAAGATTATATAAAGTAACATTGACAAATTTGTTAGCATCAACTACTTCTGATTTACCACCAGTTGTTTGAGGTAAAAGAAGTTGACCAGATTTTTTGTTAATAGTAAAAAGACCAGGACTTGTTTCATCTTCAAGGCTAATAGCATTGTACTGAACACCAGCAATAGGCAGTTCTGCAGTAGTACTAGAAGGAACATAAGATGAACCCATAACGCCAGGTCCAGTAGTTGGTGTTGGAGCACCAGCAATGGCACTAGGTGCACCAGTTGGAACTTGAAATACTTCTTTTGGTTTTTCACCAGGAAGAGGTTTAGTAATATCAACAGGTTTACCTTTAACACCACTAAAAATCTTTTTAACGTTTTCGGCTACCCCTTTACCAATACCTTCTTTAGGAATACCAAGAAACTCTTGAACAGTTTCAGATTCTTTACGGCGTTTCTCATACGCCTCAATACCAGCAGCAATAGGTCTTGCAACAGCACTAAGTTGTTGCTCAATAGGGTTAGGACCTTTTGCAAAATTAGGATTAAGTTTAACTAAATCTTGTTCTTTACTTTGAGGAACAGAAAGATATATCTCACCATTCTTTTCAAATGGAGGATTAACTCCAGGAAGTTCTGCCGCTTGTCTAGGCAAAGTATTATCCTGGGCAAACCTAGCCTCGGTTGCACCAATACCAACCCATCTTTGGAGTTCTTCATCCCATATAAATGTTAAATTAGCCACTATTTATCCTATGCCACTTCTTCAGTTTGTATGATTTCTCTAATATCAGCCATAGGGTCTCCGTTAAGATACCTGTTAGCAAAGTCAGAAAAATAAGTATTACTTTCAGTTAAAGCAAGAATAAGGTTTTCATATTCTCGTCTAATTCTTTTACGCTGCGAACTACCAACTTTAGAGTTTTGCCATTCAGAAAACAATCTATCTCTTTCTTGAACCCAAACAGAAACAGAAGTCCAAAGTTTCTTTTCAGCGTCACTTCTAGAAATATCTTTAACAAACTGCTCATTAGATAAAGCAGTTTTAATAAGATTTAAACTCTCAGGGAAAGTGTTCTCTGAGTTACCAAACGCTTCTTCCCAAGCCTGATTCTTAGAGTTTA